AACATATCTGTTACAAATAAAAAACGACAAATTAATATTGATAATGATTTTCCAAGTGAATTATTAATAAATATTATGAAACCATATTTAAAGTTATTTCTAATTTCAAAATATTCACTATTGTATTCAGAACGTATTGAATCCAAAAAATTATTAAAAAAGAAATTATATAAATTCAGTAATTTCAATCCATATTTTGGGAGAAAAATATTTATTAAAAGAACTGTATTATCAAACAAGCCCATATATTTTGAGTATAATAGCAAACATATATCTTTTTGTAGTAATGAAACAAATCCAGAAAAAATTAATTTTATGACTAGTCATACAAATAATAATGAAGATCAAGTAGATAGTGATTCAGATAGTGATTCTAATAGTGAGCTGGATCAAGATATACAGGTAAATAATAGTAGTATATTTTCAACATCATTTGGTTCTATAACATTTACCCGTAGTTTCAATAATGTAAGATATGATACTGAAGGTGAAGAAATGGAGGATGATACAGATAATGATAATGATGAAAGTAGTAATAATTATATAACAAATAGAAATATAGTATAAAATACAAAACAATATAAAAAAAATATTATATAATATAAATATTATATAATATAAATAAATTATGGTATATAAATATTTTTTGTCAGTATGTTTATGCATAAAAAATGAAGCTAAATACATGGAAGAATTTATTAAACACTATATACACCAAGGAGTGGAACATTTTTATATAATTAATAATAATAGTGATGATAATATTGAAGAGGTTATTAATAATTCTGATTATAAATCCAATGTAACATTAATAACGGATAATCGTGATATGGGAATATTAAAGAGCGATGAAGGACAATTTGGGCATAGACAATTATTACAAGATCATTTTTATAATATTATTAAAGAAGAAACAGAATGGGCTATATTAGTAGACGCTGACGAATTTATGTATGGTAAAAATGGATATACTATTAAAAGTTATTTAGAAGGTCTTCAACCCGATATAGGTTGTATTTATGTAATATGGAATTTAATTGCTCCTTATAAGGATGAAAATAATAATTTAATAAGTGAATTTTCTACTAAAAAAAATAATAAACGAATTAATCATGACTTAATGAATACTTTACATTATGATATTAGATGTGCACATGATTTTGGTAAATCTATATTTAAAACAAATTTATTATGTAATTCAGGTTGTCTTTGGATACATCTTGTAAAAATTTATGATGCAAAAACAATTAATAATTATGAAATAGAGAGACCCGATGTTTTTAATAACTATTTTGATAATGGTAATAATATACCATATTCAGAAGAAACATATAATAAAGTAAATATAGCATTGAATCATTATGCTATTCGTAACCTAGAAGATTATGAAAAAAAGAAAAAACAATTGGAATGTGTGCCTCATAAATATACCTTTATTTCAGGATGTCTCAAAATGATTGATCTAGATGATTCTTTTTTTGTAAAGGATGATTCAATGCTATACCCAGATAATTAAAGCAAACATCAATACAAATATAATAATATTTATATAAATAATTATTATTATATAATCTAAAATATGGATTACAAATTTTTTTTATCTGTTTGTTTAATTATTCAAAATGAAAGTAAACATATTGAAGAATATATTAAACATTATATACACCAAGGCGTTGATCATTTTTATATAATTAATAATAATAGTCATGACAATACTGAAGAAGTTATAAATAATTCTATTTATAAATCTAATGTAACATTAGTAACAGATAATCGTGACATGAATGTCTATGGTTCAGATACGTTTGTAGCATTATTACAAGAACATTTTTATCATGTTATTAAAGAAGAGACAGAATGGGCGATAATAGTAGACATAGATGAATTTATGTATGGTAAAAATGGTTACACTATCAAAAGTTATTTAAAAACCCTGGATCCTGGTATAGGTTGTATTTATGTAATATGGAATATAATAAATCCTTATAAAAATGAAAATAATAATTTAATAAGTGATTTTTCTATTAAAAAGAACGTTAAAAGAGTCAATCATGATTTAATGAATATTTTGAGTGATGATATAAAATATGCACATGATTTTGGTAAATCAGTATTTAAAACAAGTTTGCTTGAAAAACCAGGTGACATTTGGATACATTTAGTAAGAGCTTTTAAAGGTAAAACTATAAACAATTATGGAATAGAAAAAAATCCATCTATTGAATGGTATGATAATTTTAATAAAATACCATACTCGGAAGAAAATTTTAATAAAGTAAACATAGCATTAAATCATTATGCAATTCGTAATTTAGCAGATTATAACAAAAAAATACAGGCATTTTATGGTAATTATCCTGATAAAAGAAAGGACTTTGTTTATTGTTTATTTTGTATATTAAATTTAGATGATTCTTGTTTAGTAACAGATGATTCAATTACAAATGTATATTAATTAAATAACATGTAAATAATATTTATTCATCCGATTCAATTACTAGTTTAATATTCAATGATTTTGCATCTTTCTTCGGTTTTTGAATTTTAACAAAATTTTTTAGATAATTTTCAATTGTATTTTTATTTTCAAATGCATATTGGATTTCATTATAACAGTTTTGTTTTACGTTTTTTGTTGAAATAAAAATTTCATTATTATCCGAAGTAACAAGTCTATAACTTGGTACACTTTCATTTTTAAATGCAGGAAGAACTATGAAACAAAAATTATCTGTTTCATTACCATAACCAAGAAATATATTTTTTTCATAATTAGTTTGTAATATTTTTTTTGTTGAAATGAAAAAAGTTGGGATCTTAAATCTATTAACCAATAACCATAAATCTAACAATGTTAAAAAATAATTATCTGAATAAATGAAACTTGTAAAAGATAATATATTAGAATTAACTTGATCACCAAGAGTTTTTTTGCCTTCAATAATTAAAATGTCCATTATTTGTTTACGATAATTTTTAATATAATAATTATATTCTTCGTATAAAATGTTTTTTAACTTATTAATTTCAAATTTATCTCCAGTGTATTTTTCAATTATATTTATTATAATCTCAAAAGTACATATTACAGTTTTTGAATATACAATTTCTTTGAATTTGTCTGGAAAACATTTTTTCCAAATACCTGAAGAAATTTTATCGTTATTTTCTTTATCACAAGATTCTATGATTTGTACTTTATTTTCAATATCTTCACTTTTAACTTTATTTTCATATGTTTGAGTTATAATTGGTTCTGCATCATCATGTGAATTAAAGTTAACATATTTATTAATTATAGCAGGTTCAAGAGATTCAAAATATTCATTTGTTAATAACGATTGTAACATTATAATTTCATTATCACGTAAATTATAACCTATATTTCCAAAAGATAAAAAGGATTGAGGTTGTAAAATAAATGATTGAATCCTACTATATCTAATTAATTCATCGGATAACTTTCCAAAATATATTTCTTTATTTTCTTTTCCTGTAATTAAGTTTTTCTTTGGTAAAATAAGATTACAAGTATCATTTTCTGTAAAGAAGCATAAATTTGGAGTATTATCACACATTTTTTTATTTTTTACTACACATGTAGTAAATTCATCAATCAATTTATAATAGTTTTCATCTCCAATAAATTGTATTTTTTCATTAACTAGATCAAGTAATAGTTGATTTATTTTAATTAATTTTTGCGAATAAATAATATAATCTTTTGAAATTTCATTTTCTATTTGTTCTCTCATTTTAATATTTTTATAGTCGTTCAATAAAACACGAATAGTATTTCTAAAAATATTATAAAAATTTGTTTCATATGTTATTTTTTTGATATAATCAACTCTTTCGCTATCAACCTCATTAGTCGTTGTTATTAAATTATCACTAGGCATATATTGATCATTCTTTTTAATAATATAACTAGTATTTTTTAAGGAGGGTAGATTATATTCAGTTTTAATATCATTTTCTGATATAGGCTGGGATATTTGTATGAATTGATTTGTTTCTGTAATTATACCAACTATTAATTCATCTTCTATTACCTTTAATATTGGCTTACAATGAATATCGGAACTAGCATCTTTTTTACGTTTTGTACTTTTGTTATAAAGTTGTGTTAAGAAATTAAATGTATCTTCATAATTTCTCCATATATTTAAATCATTCATAAATACAAAATCTAAATTGCTTTTAATATTCTCACTAAAAGAAGATGGGTAACAAGGTACAAAACCTGATAACTTAGATGGTGAAGGAGTTTCTGCAATTACACCAATAATTTTGTTATTGAAATTCATAACCAGTTTTTTAACAATGTAATCATATTTATCTAACTTTTGTATTAAATTTAATAATAATGGAGGTCGTTTAGCTTTATAAACATTTGGCATACTATCTAATGGTTTACAAATGGTTAATAAAAATGGCTTTAATAATTCCTTAAAAACATTGCGCATAGACAAAGATAAATGAGGATCATACTCATTAAAAGTTTTTACAATATTATATTTATTGTTTGCAATTGTATAGGAATAAATAGGTTCGTAGTATTTATCTTGTTTAATTATAAATACTGTTGGTTTTCTAGTTTCATAGAATTCGCTTGAATAATGATTACTAGGGCATAATAATTCAACATTGTTAGTAATATCATCATTTGGTATATTAAATATTATTAAATTTATACCTTTTGTAAATATCTTTGGATTTGGTTTTGAAATAATATCCCATAAATATGTGTGATCAATTATGGCATCTTCGTCTTTTATATAATTAGCAAAATTTTCAAACGCCGAAACAATTTTTTTATAATAATTTACCTCTTCTATATTTGTTTTATTTATTTTACTATACATTTTAGTAGATGCATATTTATCAATATCAATATTTTCTAAATTTGTACTTTTAAATTCATTTACTAAATTACCATTTTGATATGTAATAAAAGTATCAATTGTAATTGCATTTAAAATAATATCTTTCATAATTTGTATACTTTGTTTATTAGTAGTTACAAGACCATACATTAATACATCCGAAATACAAGCAACAAAGGATTGTTTATCGTTTATTTCTATACCATGTCTTAATAAACAAGGATGATTAGGTTTTAAATTAGTATTGGTTTTACTAATTTGACAATCTGCATTAACTTCATGCAAAATTTGTTGAATTTGAGGTGGTAAATATCCCCATCTTCCTTGCGGAAGTGGAAATCTATCAGGACCTATTATATACTCATCTTCTTGCTTACCCTTTTGTTTTTGCTTTTCTTTTTTTTGCACTTTGTTATCTCCTTCTAATTCTGTAATATCTTTATCTTCTACAACATTATTTTGTTTACAACGATTTTTTGCATCTATTCTACCAATAGTATTGTATTTATCAAAACAACAAGGTAAACAAAACCCTTGTGGGTGCTTATCCACTTGAAACCCAGGAAAACGTTTGTAATCTGCATTACCACTTTTAGGTTTGTAAAATTCATAAACGTAATATCCTGGTTTAACTTCTTTCGCATCTTCTGGTAATACATATCCACAATTAGGACTTTTTAATTCTTTCTTACCATTAACAACTACTTCAGTAATATCTTTTGGATCAACGACCGTATTGTTTTTAAGACACCAATAACGTGGACAAATATAGTTATATTGTTTTTTTGGATCAGACCCATATTTAATTACATCTTCTTCACGCAAAAAACCAGGGTGTTCTTTATTTATTTTTGCTAGATCATCATCGGTTAATATTACAGGTTGCCTCTTGGTGGAACTACTACAAACTCTAACATACGAATTAAATTCTTTAGAATCTTCTTTAATAATTAAAGCAGGATCAAGTTTTTCAATTCTTGTTTGAAAATAAGGTTCTTTCTTTTTTAAAGGTAAATTGTCAATATTTATTACTTCATTTACTTCATTTTTATTGTTTTCTTCATCGTCACTAATTTCATTATCTTCAGTTTCTTTACTACCAGAATCACTAGTAATTACTCCACCAAATTTGGTACTTTCATAACTTTTAATACTAGCTTCACTACTATCACCTTTATTTTTTTCTTCATCTTCTTCACTTTCTTCATAATCTTCATCAAAAAATAAATCCAGTGCATTTTTTGGTCTGTCTTCATCATCGGAATCAAAATACGTTTTTGGCATTTCTGATACTTTTGAATATTCAATATTTTCTGTTTCTTCATCAATAGATGGTATTTCTAATTCTGATAAATTACTTTCTGTTGGTGAAATGATATCATTAATTTTTACTTCTGTTTTCTCATCACTTGAACATATAGTATTAATTTTTTTTGTAGAAAACCTTGTACTAGCTTTATCTTGTGTAATACGAATAATACTGTCTAAATATATTGGTATAGTATCTAAATAATAAATATCATTTATATTTTCTACACGTATTTTTATAATTCCCGTTTGTTTATCTAATTGAATAGTAGTTTTGAATCCAGGATTATCTTTAATTTTAATATCTATATTTTTTACACCTCTTTCTAATTGAATTTCATTTGCAACTTTTGCAACTAATTCTCGTGCTTCACTTTCGTTTAATTCATCTTTAAAATTATCTAATAAAGCATCAATAATTTCATCCCCTCTTAATCCATCTGCACTTTTTTCCATAATAAAAGCCTCTTGACTAGTAACCTTATTGAAATTAGAGACTCTTTTAAATCTCAAGTGTATGTCTTTTTTAAATGATGTAGATTCATTATTAAAAACACTTGAAACGCAACCTTTGTAGCTATCTAAATTAATTGTATGTTTGATCTTAATATTACATTCATAAGTTAAATTTTTAATTTCTATATTATCATTTTTAATAGAATCAAATAAAGCTATCTTGTAGCCACTTTGTTCTAGAAAATTACTTATTTCTTGAATAACTGGATTAATATGTTGTTTTAATAATTCGTTTATTTGATTCTCATTCATAATTTTTTCTAATTCACATATTATTGTTGTAAAACCATTTTCATCAAACTCACAAATAAATTGTCTAATATCTGAATTATTAATATTTACATATACTGAAACCGATTTTGTCTTACCTATATTTTTTATTAGTTTGAATATGGATGCTTTTTTCAAATAAGGTATTTTTCTTCCATCTGTTGCAATTTTATCTGTATAAATTCTGTAAATATTTTCTTGTCTTGATGAAGGATTATACTTAATAAGTGGATTCTCTTGTGTTGCATGTAAAATTTTAAATAAAATTTCCAAAGGAATATTGATTTTATAAATAGGTTTAATAGATATTTTAAAAAATTGAATTCCTTTACTAACATAATTTAATTCATTTTTACGTAAATTATATATATCATAAAACATATCAATTGTATTGAAGTAATCCATGGTTTTTTCATTTAAATATTTATCATTTTTTTTGATAAGATCATTTCGGTTCGTTTTAATATCATCTAGATTATTGATATTATTTTCGTATAAAAATGGAAAATATATTTTCAATGTTAACTCAGACGGGATGTTTTTATTTTCATTATATTGTAATACATCTTGAGCTAAGCATAAATAAATTTCATTATTAATAATATTACCACTATTTAATAATAAATGACTATTTAATGTGGATAAAGATTTTCTTGAAATACGTTCCAAAAATGTGTCATATGATTTTACATCATATGGATTCACAACAAATGGATATTCATTATCAATCAAAAAAAACTTTTGTCCAAGCACTTTATTTACAATAAATTTTTTATTGTCTAAATTCATTTCTACAATATCATCATAATCATAAACATCTTTTTCATTTTGAATATTAAAGTTTTTACCATCTTCTTCGCTTACTATATTAGAAATAAATTGATTTAATCTTACGTTACTTAATGCTAATTTTTTATTTTGTGTTAATGTTTGATATAAAGAAACGGAATTAAATTGTTCTATTTTTTGACAAAATAAATAAATTTCATCTAGTGATACTGTATTTTTAAGTTCATTTAAAATTTTTATTTTAATCATGCCAATAGCATCATCTAAATGAATTTGCTGTTTGCTATATACAATTTTAATTTTATTCGCATCAATATTTTCCAATTCACGATTAGTAAAAATTTCGTTATTATTATTATCTTTACTACCATTAAAAACATAAATGGACTTTACACTACCATTTATTATATGATTCACTTTGTAAATAGATTCTTTAATTGTCTCTGTCATATATTATGTATTTAAATTATTTTTATATTCAAATAATCTAAATAAACATCCTAAACTAAATCATAATATGGATTGTCATTAATAGTCATTCCACAATATTGTTTTGGGGTTTTCTTATAATCCACTGGATCATATATTCCTGCTTCTTTCGCGTTAGTAAGTAAAAATTTAAAATTTTGCCAAAAATCTTGCTTATGACCAATTGATTCTGTCATTATATGTGATAATTCATGAAGGGCTACAAAGGTTAATGTGTTTATGTCTATTAATTTATTTCCATCTTTTGTAGTATTCAAACAAAAAGCTATTTTCTCTCCTTTGTTTTCACTATACGCAGTTAATTCACTTGTTGGTAAAGTTTCACTTATTTTTTTTGGATTAAACCCTTCAACCAACCGTATTGTACGTGCGTCATCAGGATGTTTTTCTTTCATGTAATTAACCATTTGTTTACATTTTTGTGTTACTGTAGCCAATAAATCAGCGGCTAATTCAAGTTTTTCTCTTTCTCTTACGCAATATCTATTACCGTCTTTGGAAGCAATTATGCATTTTAAATTAAAGGCATCCGAGTCATAATATATTCGTAAACATAATAATAATATAAATCCTAAAAATATGTAAAAAAATATATTATATTTAATCATACGTTATTTATATAATTAAAATAAAATATTTAAAATTAAATTGTTGAATTACAGATAATGATAAATGAATTACATTTTAAAATATTATTTTTTATTAATTGTATTTTTTTGCAAAATAAATAATACTACATCTTATGTATTACGATCACTTGAAATAAATAAACATAAACAAATCAATTGTAAATTAAATGACAATAATTTAAAAATAACAAAACCGATCAAAATAGATTCTTATTGTAAATTATTACGTACAAATAGTATTTTCCCAACCTTTTTATTAAATGTTTTGGGTGGATGGTTAACCATTCCATCGTATCAATTGTTTTTGAATAAAAATTTTTGGTTATTTTCTTTTATAACCCAATTGACGATGATGAATTCAATGGTTGTAAATGATTTATTTGATCTGAAAATAGATTTAATCAATAATGCTAATAGACCATTAGTGAATAAAGAGATATCTATAAAACAAGCACAATGTTTGTATTTAACTATTAGTGTCGTAACACATTTAATATCCGCTATTTTTTTTAGAAAGCATTTTCTGTATGTTTATATTCTTGCAATAAATTGGGTTTTATTTCTATATACACCAGTATTAAAAAAAATACTATTTATTAAAAATTTAACATGTTCTTCGGTTGTTTCTTCCACATTGTTATTCACATCTAAAAGTTTGGTTTTGAATCAAGGTACCAATACATTAAATCTTCAAATAGCACAACAACCAAATTTAATTAATATTACTACTATTTTTCTATTTTTGTCTTCTTTATATATTGAACTATTACTAGATATCAAAGATAGAAATGGTGATAAAATAAACAATATAGTAACAGTACCTAATTATTTTGGCGTAAAAAAAACACTTGATTTTCTATTAATAATTTTTACAATTAATTTTTTTTATCATGGTAATATATTTTATAAAATGAATAACAGTATATTCTTATCTGGTTTTATTTTATCCAACCTGTTTTTTTTTAAAAATTTGATTCTTTTCAAGATTAAGAAAAATTATTATTCAGATAAAATGATATTGAATTCTGTAAAAGATACAACAAAATCTCTAGTAATTTTAATAATAAGTATTTTATTATCTAGATAGGAAAATAATAATAAAAATAGTATAAAGTTATACATTTACTTTATTGGCCAAACTTCCACACCTATCACAACGAGGACATACTGTGTAATATTTATTAGTCCTATAAGATTCTTCGCAAATATTATGTATTCCTATTTCACAACGAACACAAACAGTAAATTGTTTTTCTTTTATGTCTTCTGAACATATGAAACAAATTGTTTTATTTTTACTATTATTATAATTATCATTATTACGAAACATTTTATGTGCTGAAATAAAACTTCCCATAATCAAAAATACACTATAAATTTAATTATATTTAATATTTTATATTCTATATAATTAAATCATTTTTATTGTTATTTATAAAGATAAATATTCTTTTTAATACTGAATACTTCTACAGTTTATTGTTTTTTCAGTAATATTATGATATGTATAATTTTTTTTATTATTTTCCATTAAATTATTAATATAATTCATATCAACCAAATCTGGATGAACGTACCAGTCTTCATATGGGTTATTATCATGATTAATATCTTCAAATACACAAATATATCCTCTTCTTTTAAATATCTCTCGGGATTTTAATCGTGTATTATCATAAGTTGCATTATCAAATCTTCTATTATATATATCATGTTCAAATGTTACAGTAGCAAATTTATATTTATCAAATACTTCATTATCTAATTTTTCTAATGTTTGTAATGTAGATCCATTGTTGACTTCTAAATCTATTTGTAAATAATCAAATGAAAATGGCGCATTATATTGTTTGAAATAAGAATTGTAATCTAACTTTGTAGCGTCACCTATTAAATGAAAGCTATTTTTTCTATGTTCTTTATATAAAGGTAAAAACTCTGGTTGATATTCAACCATAATTCCTTTCCAATCATAGCTGGTCTCTAATAAATAAGTATTATTAATCTTTATTGGATCATTAGAACCAATTTCTAAAAAATATCCATTTCTTTTTTCTTTAAGAATATTCAATACGAATTTATCTTGAGTTGCTTGTCCTAAATACATCATTATATAGTATTTATTATAATATATTTTTATTATAATAAACGCACACCTAATAGAATCTAAAATTTTCAAGAATATGTATATTTTGAAGGATATCGTGTAAATATATCTATAATTAATTTATTGTGGTCCCGATCCAATTTCAAGAGGTGGTCTCATGAAATCAGGTTCAATTGTACTTTGATTCCATGGTCCTACATATAATTGAGGATTAGGTGGTTCAGAACGAATTTGAAGATTAGCATTTCTCAAAGTTTGTCCAACTGTATCAATACCAATATGATAACCTGCTTTCAATAAATTAACATTTGCCAATTCGCCCTTACCTGTTGGGTTTAATTGTGCCCATTGACTATTAGTATCTTTTGGAAGAAGTTCTGCAGGATTTTGAATATTTGGTTGGGAACATGACGAAGGAATACCAGGCATGTTAGATTGCATACCATTTGCAGAAGAAAAAACTTCATTTTGTCCTAAAGGTTGAGAAGGAACAACATTTCCTCCATCACCGTTATAGTGATCAGATGGTTGTGGGTTTTTGTATTGTTGTGGCATAGTGGCATTAGATTCATATCCATACATTCCTTTGGATGACAAATAATTAGCGAATAAACTAACAACATATGCAAGAATTATTAGGACTAGAATTGCACCAATACCATAATCGTTCCATAGCTTTTTTAAAGATATGTTCATTATATAAAATTAATGATAAAATAATTTTTAGAATACATATTAATTTATTCTAAACATTCATTTAAAAATAAAAACTAACTATTATTATCCTAAATTATAATCCCTCTAATTCACTATCAGATACTTCCTCTATTTCTGCGTCTATATCACTTTCACTTTCATCTAAACTTTCAATCATATATGTTTTTTTAATATTCTTTGCTTCTAAATATGCAATGATAGCATTTTTCTTTGCTAATTTTGCTTTCTCTCTCGCTTCTCTATAAAGTTCATAATATACTTCATTTGGTTTTTTTAAAATTAATGTTTCATTATCAACTTGTTCTAAATCATTTTCCAAATGAGAATTGATATCTACTTCTTCTAATTCTATTTTATCTTTAAATTCCTCTGTAGGTAATTCATGAATATCAAAACTTATTTCATCACTATTTTGGTCATTATTTATTTGTGATTCTTTATTATCTATACTATTTTCTTTTCCTAAATCTAATTCTATGTCTAATTCTAATTCTGAATTTGGATTTGTTAAAATTTCTTCTTTTTTGAAATCTGCTATTTTATCATCTACCTTTATTGGCTCGCTCAATTTGTCAATAATATGTTCATGTAAATTATTTTCTAACTGGTTACCTAGTGAACTTTGTGGTAAGTTAGAAGTTTTTTTTGTATTTGTTTTAATTAAACAATTATCAAATATAGGTTCGTTATCTAACACCATAACCTGACGCAAATCAATGTCAATTTGAAAATTCCGTGATGTGAATTTGATACCTTGAATTTCTAAAATTGAAATAATATTTGTATTTTCTTTCACGTCATCCATAGAAAGAGCTACTTCATTTTCATTATAAATTTTAATGGAAGGTTCATTATTTGGTGAAACCTTAATATTTGTTCTTACTAAATAATATTTACCTGATTTGTAAATACGCACAACTGAGTTAAATGCTGTTTCAACATCATTTTTATCTAATGAATTTTGAAACCAAGCCTCACTTTTTTCAAAGATCAATTTTTGACATGTTTCTTCTAAATTTTCAAACCAATGAATTAAAATCTCTGAGTTATTGTCAAACATAAGATCACAATAATATTTTTTACCAGACTTTATGAAACCCTGTCTAGTTGAACTTTTTGTTGTTTGAATATATAATGGTTTATTATTATATAAAATTTTTGTAAAATATGCACCACCTTGTATACCAACGGGATGTGCTAAAGATAATTTAGAAAAGTCAAACTCATTATTTGGTTCAATAATATTATCCATTATTATTTCATTATTATATTTTTTAAATATTAATAACACGCAAAATATTAATTTTAAAATTATTATAAATTAATATGAAAGAATCTATAGTTCAACAATGTTTAGACATTCTAAAAAGAGATGATGTTAAAAAAGAAATTAAATTGATGTTGAAGCCAATAATAGATTTTATTTTATATGAAATAAATCCTTATATTTACGTTATTATAATATTAGTTTTAATTATTTTTATAATGATTTTAGCAATATTATTAATATTAATTCATGTATTAAGAAATAAATATTTATAAATTTAATATGTTTTTTTCGTTTGTTTATATATATGAAGCACAAAAGAGGCAGTAGAAGACATAAAAGAGGAGGATCTGGCTCGTACAGTTCGGCTAGTTCGTATAATACCTATGTAAATGGCAATGAAAATAGTCAATTTGATAGAGTATTTTCACAATCTGGTCCTTATGCAAGTGTTCCTGGTAATATGAGTATTGGTGCTCAAGGACAAAACGCTAATATGGCTGGTGCACCAAATGCTAATAATTTAGCCTTAATTCAAACTGCAGGTAAAGGTAAAAAACGCGGAGGAAATTTTGGAACAATTATTAATCAAGCTTTGGTTCCAGCAAGTCTTTTGGCAATGCAACAAAATTACAAAAGAAACAAATCACAAAAAGCAGGTAAACGTGGTGGTTTTGTAGGAGAAGTTATTAACCAAGCATTAGTACCAGCAAGCTTATTAACATTACAACAAAATTACAAAGGAAACAAAACTCAAAAAGCAGGTAAACATGGCGGTTTTGTAGGAGAAGTTATTAACCAAGCATTGGTACCAGCAAGTCTATTAGCAATGCAACAAAATTACAGAAGAAACAAAACACAAAAAGCAGGTAAACGTGGCGGTTTTGTAGGTGAAGTTATTAATCAAGCATTTGTGCCTGCAAGTCTTTTGGCAATGCAACAAACATATAGAAGAAAAAATAACACAAATTCAAAAAGTCGCCGTAGATATTAAATAATAAAATAGATACATAATATTATAAATTAATTAGTTTTATAATATTATAACTTAATATTCATGTCCATACTCTTTTAAAAAACTTTTAATGTTTTCGGCATACTTCTCTCTAGGATACGTATTTTCAACTGAATTATATTGATTATGTATTTCTTCAACATTGTGGGATTCTCTATTTGTCCCAGTATCATCCCTTGGTAAAATCATTTTTCGTTTTGAATATGTTTCTTCCGATTGATTAATATAATGAGCTATATAAATAGGTGCCTTATAATATTCAATATTATAAATATTACTGTGGTATGAATGTCTCAATCTAACATTATTGATCCCAAAATATCTATCATTGTTTATCATTACATAATAATGTGGATTTCCTGACGTTGTTAATATTTTAGAAGGTCTTACAAAAGTTTTTACATGGTCATTTAAAAATAAATCTGATCTTGTATAATTTTCAATTATTAAACCATCTGGATCTTTTTTTAAATAATTTGAACCAAAAAACAACCAATTTATACCTAATGAATCTGCATGGTTATAAATAGATAATAAGTGTTTTATATTTTGATATTTATTTAATATAATATATTCATCCGCATCTAAATATATCATCCAATCCATTTTTAAAAAATTAGAAATAGTAATAGCTTTTGACATAAGAGTTAATTTTACTCCATCATTTAAATTAGATACATCTATTATTTTAACACGTTTATCAAAATTCTTAAATACTTCTTTCAAAGGTACTTTAGACTTGTGATCAAAAATAATTATTCTATCAAAACCAATTAATAAATGATGAGCTGCCCATTCTCTAATATGCTTCTCATCCCTCGCATTTACAAATAGACAAACATTTTTACATATAATATTTATTGGTTCCTTATTAGTATTATTATTTGTAAATGGATTTTTTCTACTATTTGAAATAAATTTTAAAAGATTTTCGTGTTTTTTCATATTTATTTAATTATAATTATATTTTAATAATGAATTTTGAACAAACAGTTCAACAATGGGTATTAATAGATAATCAAATGAAATTATATAACGAAAAAATTAAAGAATTAAGAGAGAAAAAAAATAATATTGAAGAAAAATTAAGTACATATGCAAATGATAATAAACTTACGAATTCTTTTATTGGTATTAGTGACGGTAAATTAAAATTCACAAATTCTAAAATAACAGCACCACTAACTTTTAAGTATCTTGAAAAATCTTTAGGAGAAATTATTAAAAATCCTCAACAAGTTACTACTATTATAAATCATGTTAAAAACAACAGAGAATATAAAATTGTTAATGAATTAAAGCGATATTATAATAATTAATTAATATTTTATTATTTTATATTACTGAACATTATGAATTTAAATCATAATTATATTGGTCCAGATGAATTAATTTATAATAATGATGGTGAAATACATAGTGGGGGTTTTAGTGTAAATTCAATAATGTTAAAGAATGGGTTATCCCCAATAATCACTTTAAATCAAAGTATAATTAGTGGCGGAGGAAATGAAAATAAAGTATCTGATTTATTTAATAATCTAGTAGTACCCAATTGGAGCCTTTCTTATAATTATAAAAATGGTGGAAAATCTAACAAAGAAGAAAATGATGATGAAATATTAGAAGATTCATTACATGATAAATTGTTAAGTTTAGTAAAAGTTGATAAAAATGAAATATTAAATAGCTATACACATAATAAAAAACAATCCAAAAAAAACTTTAAGGAAATTAAAATGAATAAAAAGAGTATTACTAAAAAAAATATTAAAAATAATAAGTAATTTGTATATATTTTATATTTTATTTATACAAATTGTATAAACAAAATAATATGTATTTTCCAAGTATTGATCATTATTTTGGTAATGATGATAACGATGATGATGAAATCAATGAATATAATAATAAAATTAAACATGATAATGATAATAATATTTATTATTATGATAGTAAAAATATAATAAATAATAACAACGACGATAATAATGATTGTTTGATATGTTTAGAAATATATGATATTACAAATAAAAATTGTATTAAATTACAAAACGTATTTTATATAAAAACTTGTATATGTGATGCTTGGATACATCATTATTGCTTAGATATTTGGTTTAATAATAATAATAAATGCCCCATTTGTTTATGCAAAATGACAAAAAAAATGATGGATGAAATTAAAGACACTAATCAAGAGAATTGCTATAATATGAATACCTTATTTAGAGATGCAAAATATTTTTGTTTACTATTTTGTTTTTTTTATAATTTAACTACAATTATAATTTTAATTTATGAAGTTTCAAAAAAATAAAATTTTTATACTTCACCCCACATATTGTAATTAAATGGCGAGATCATTATTTCATGTATTTTACTTTTCCAATGATCCACTTTTTTTTGAAATTCAATATCTTTCATTGTTTTTGGGTAAGGAGATATTGTTTTCATCATTTCTTCTTCATCTTGTCTTATACTAGGTTTTATACCATAACAATTCACCCCGTATTTAATCTCAGGATTTGCCATATAACCTCCATTTATACCAGGTCTTCCACAATCATGTTCATGTCCTTCAATAGTTTGTAAAGTATCATATGTTTTTTGTTGAGTTGGAAATAATGCCATTTGTCCATCAGACCATCCATAATTGCACCATTCAGCTCCTTTTTTATATGCAGATTCAATTTGCTGATATGTAGCTAAGTCAGCACCATAAGCATTACAAACTGCTTTTGCGTCATTATAATTATAATGATTACCAGGAATATTAAAAACTTGTTTTTTTAATTTTATTTTTTCATCAGATTCATCATCAGAATCTTCATCACTCTTTTTAGTTTGTTTATTTTTACTTTGATTCGCGACAATTTCTATCTTTGGTTCATCGGTAAATAAATCTTTTAAATAAGCAGTTATACTTATATTAAAAAAATACTGAAACCCATTTATCAATATTAAAATAACAAAAATAATAATAACAAACATACCTAAATAACTTTGTCCATAAGAGTTATCATTATTACTAGTTAGTGAAGTGTTAGATTCATTATTTCCTAAAGAAGAAAAAATTACTAAATAACCTATTATTATTAAAGCAATTATAATAAAAACAACTGGATTTAAGACATAATTATTAATATAGTTATACATATTAATTGGATCTGCAGTTGATGTAGTATTTACTTCCATATATAAAATATATATATTATATTAGACTAATAATCATTATTTTTGTTTTTTTCTATAAAAAAGAACATATGCTTTTGCTGAAACCATAGATTCAATAGATGAAACTTCAATTACGTTAGTATCATTGAAATGATACCATTTACCATTTGCATTTTTAAGATAACATGTATAATGACCGCCATATACAGATCCTGAATGATTACAAATACCATATAATTCGTAAACATATGTATTTTTTTTGTAACCGATTACATATTTTGATAAATCTAAATCATCTAGTGGAAAATCTATAAAAATCTGATTTTTTTGATTCCTTGAATTGAATCTTTTAAAATCAAAAACTAAAACGGAAGGAAATGACCAAAATAATATTTTTTTCTTAATGTCTATTTTTTCGTTAGTCTCATCATTAAACCAAGCATTTTCACCTTTTAGTTCTTCACCATCAATATATAATTGTAAACAATCTATTAAAGATGGTGTTTTATTATTTGACGGAATAGGTAAATCAATCATAAAATAAGGTTCAGGTGTTTGTTTAATACATTTTCCAGTATCAATGGATATGATTTCGGAAACATGTACCGCATAAAATATATTCCAAATTTCTGAGTATTCTTTAGTATACATATTTTTAACCATATTAAAACATTTTATTGCTAATTGATCTGTTTCGTTTTCAGGATTACCAGAAATATTCATTTTTATCTCTCTAGATAATGAATTGTGGAAGCAATCTATTAAAAATAAAAGAAATTCTGCAACATCATTTTGATCATAACCTGTAAAAATATCTCTTTTCTTAATTTCTGCAACCTTTTGAATTGTTTTAATAAATTTATTTGGAGCTATCACACAATTGTTTTCCCATAACATTTTTCTCAAACCATCCCACTCTAATAATAGAGCAGAATCATATATATTTTTAACTTTTTTCATAACAACCTCATTCTTTAATATATTATTTAATTCATATGTATGAGAGATAATTTGAATACATGAATTAATAAAACAAGTATTTCCTACGTTAACTAAACCACTTAAACCTTTATTTTTGTATTCATCAAAATTGTTACTCATGATATATGTAATATTTATTAATTATTATCATATATTTAAACTTATTTAAAATATTATTTTATATATTTAATATAAATTATATGTCCAACAATAATGGTACTAATTATTTTAATGATTTGAGTAATTCAGATATGCTTTTTATAAATATTTTAAATTCAATGTACAATGATAATTTACGAATTGTTCATCATTTAATTGACCAAAATACACAAATTAGGAATACAATAATTGGTATTATGAATAATAGAAGGTCACATAATATTTCAAATAATACTAGAAATAATATTCGCACACCCAATAGAAATAGATCAAATAATGAAAATGTCAATTTAAATGATAGACTATCTCGTTTATATATTGTTGATAATATACCATTTTACTTAGATACTTCACAAATAAATACCACATCTGATTTTAATAGAAATAGTGTTAACAATAATAATTCTAATATAACTAATAATCTTTCAAGGATTTTAAGTTCATTTTTAGATCCAGTAAATATTGTTCCTACACAAGTTCAAATAGAAAATGCTACTAGGAACATTACATATGGTGATATATTAGATCCTATCAATAGTAGTTGTCCTATCTCTCTTGAACAATTTACAGATTCTTCTGTTGTTACTATGATTAGACATTGTAGACATATTTTTAACACAAATAGCTTAATGGCATGGTTTAATAATAGTTGTAAATGCCCTATTTGTAGATACGATATTAGAAATTACAATTCAAACAATTCAAATAGGAATAATAACACTAATAATGTTAATATTAATAATAATAATAGTAACGATGATGGTAATAATAATGATGATATTGATGGTAACAACGACAATGATAATAACGATAATAGTCTGAATAATGATATTAGTGAAAACAATAATCCAAGAACTCACAATAATAGAAGAAATAATGCAGCATCTAGACTTAATTATGTTGATAGTATATTTGATGTATTAAATGATTTATCTGGCAACAATATATTAGAGTATTCTATAGATGATGCATCCGCATTATTTACTTTATTGTATCCACAAAGCAGGAGAAGTCACCAACGATAAAATTATTAATCCTTAAAATGATTTAAAACCAAAAATTTATATATTTAATAAAATGACATCTACTAGAAGATCATTTAAGAAGTGGAATATTAATGAACTTATAAGATTAGAGAGAGAATATGAATTATTAGAATTATCTATTCAAGAAATAGCAAAACTTCACGAAAGAAGTGAAAAAGCTATATTATGTCGTTTGGAACAAGAGGGATTTATAGAAAATTGGTGCCAAGCAAGAGGTTTCAATGCATATGCAATTTGTCAGCCTGAATTATATGATTATATTATCCACTTACAAAATACATATGGCATGACAACTCGTAGTAATAAAATAAATAAGGTTGATTATGAGACACCTAGTAAAACCTATAATTTAATTAGTAATAATCAAAAAACACAAAATAAACAACAACAATCTAAGTGTTATATTTAAATATGATAACAATATTAAAGTTATAGTAGATAAATTTATATAATTATGCCTGTTACACATATTCCAAAAGATTTATTACATATGATATTAGATTATGATGGAAGAATTAAATACAAGAATGGAAAGTATGTAAATATAATACATAAAAATGATACAAGATATAACATTATTCAAGAAGTTATAGATAAAAAAAAAGAAATATTAAAAAATATTACATTAGATGTTGCAGGGTCAGGTTTTTATTTTGAATTTGGGTTTAATATAGATAATCGGATTGGATTATGTTATGATTATAATTTTTCTTATACGGATAAATTTGAAATATGTTATTATGATTGGAGGGTTGATATAAAACAAATAAGAACCTATTTGTAATTGTAAAATTTATAAATGATTATTTATCATTATTTATAAATTAGTTTGAATAATTAAATTTTTAGTGTAAAGAAACTTGTAATACTTTTAACACCTTGTTTTTCATTATTTGTTTCGCGTAAATATTTATCAAACAACAAGGTTTTGATTTCTTTATTTCGTAAATCTTCAATTTTAGATTCACATTTGTCTGGATCATCCATATATTTTTTCTTTATAGATTCAACATCTTTTTTATATAAAACCAATTTTGTTAATTTTTTCTTTTGTAATTCCCATATTTTTTCAAGTACAAGTGCAAATACTTGTTGCACAGGTTTCATTATTTGATTTGTTATATAAAAGGAATAATCAATTTTTAATCCGTTTTCTTTAATGTAATTAGGCGTTTCTATTTTATCTCCTTGTAATGCTTTTTTATTTGATGTATTAATATACACAAAAGGAATTCTATCACCAGGACCTGGTTTATTTCCAGGATCTCTTGCTGTTATTCTGTCTGCTAATACTTTATGTGCAATAGATTGTGGATTTTTATAACCTGAACGCAATGATTTTGTGATAATCAATTTTTCCATAGGATATTTTTCATCCACTATATTCTGTAAGGATGTTTGTAAAAATTCTATTGCTCTATTAATATTTTGTTCTTTCATTAAAATATCTATAATTCCGCCATATATATCTTTTACTATAGGTGCATTATCACGTCTTTTTAATACAATTCCCATTTCTTTTCTTTTACATTTATTTGGGTCTGTTTCATAAAGCATTCCAACGTATCGTTTTTTGGATAACAAACAAAATGGCATAAATGTTTTTTCATATTCTAAATCATGCGGACCTTTTAATAAACTAGACGCTAAATGACCTGCTTCTTGAGCTAATTCTATTGTTATTTCTAATGCTTCCTTACCACGAATTGGTTTTCCTTCTAGGGTTTGCAAATTAAATGTGAAGAATACTGAATCCGTGTCACCGTATATATATTCAGCTTTTGTTAAAACTGGACCATGATCTTTTGTATTACAAATTGCGTTTCCATAACATTCTTCTATGATCTTCTTTGCATAAGTTAAAAGCAATCTACCTGTCGCAGTAGTACATGCAGCAATATCTTTTTCATAAAATGTACTAGTCTTTGCACCACACTGACCATATAATGAATTAGCTGTAACCTTGTATCCTAATTGTCTTTTATCCAAGACGTTTTTCATAAATTCATCATTTTGTAACGGAATCAATTTTCGTGTAGATTTTCTTGCCATTAGAAGTTCTTCTAAAATAGATGGCATGATTGCTTTTCCTTCTGGAAATTGAGCAAACCTGCACGTTTTTGTACCAGATTTTACCTTTTCTGCAGCAGCCTTAGGCGATTTTCTTACATATTTAAATGTATCATATGTTATATTTACATATTCATAACCTGGTAAATTATCGTATATAAAATTACCATTTTCATCTTTTTCACCCCATTCATATATTAAATTACCAGCTAAATCATACTCGCGTGTCCATACTTTACTGTCATGTGAAAGATTTTCACTAATCATTGAACTCGGATATAAAGAAGCATAATCTACACACGCAACTGGATTATCTAAATATAAATCACATTTGGGGTCTAAAACAATTGCACCTTCATATCCTTCATCTAGGTCGCCTTTTTCTATAACTGGAATCAATGTTCGTTTTTCACGACACTTTTTAGCTACATAACTAGTCAATTTAATACCTTGACCTCGCATTACTAAAAAGTTAATAGGAACACTGCAGATCTTCGCCATCTCTATAAATCCAGTTAATACATCTGCTTTGTTAAATAAATAATGAACTAAGTTACAATCCTGAATACAGTATTTTGCAATCACCGACCTATCGTCAGCAGTTCCATTAGTCATTCTAAAAATGTCCTTAGGTGTTACATCATCTTTTGCCAAACACCAACGTACTTTTTTTTTCATATCTGGATTTATGATTCCATCTATTTTAAATTTGGATTCTTCTTTATTAATAGAAACTACTTTGAATTTTGCACCATCATCATAATAATCCACTGAATGACCAATTTCTTCTAAATGAATATAACTACCTTCTAAAAGACCTGTTAAATTAGTTGTCTTAATTTCTGTTTTGAATGACAAATGATCGTAACTCTTAACATAATCGCCAATGAAATGACCTGCAACATAGTCCAATTTATACGAAGTTAAATTCTCTTCACGTCTAAAGAAATTATATAAATCAACTTGTAAACGCCCGTTCATTTTAATAAATTTCAAATCATGTTGTCCACTCGCTATCTGTATTGTACTTTCTTCTATTTTTATTTTATTCGTATCTTTATCTTTTGTACCACAAATTTCTTCATTATTTCTTGACAATTTTAAAAATTCATTTACACATCCAGTTTCTTCTGCACGCCTAAACATAAACTCATAATCAAAACCAAATATATTATAACCGATAACAATATCTGGATTTTCTTTTTGTACTAACTGGTTCCATGCCAAAAGAACTTCGCGTTCTGTCTGATAAGATTCAATAATACTATTTTGTATTGGCATATCAGAACAACTATTTAAAACAATACAATGATTTTTGTATGGTTCATTATCTCCATAGTTCATAAACGTGGAACCAATAAATGTTACCTTATCACCTTCTAATTTTGGAAAACATGTATTTAATGAATTATTCAATTCAAATAACTTACCATCGCGTTCAAAATTTTTATCACATATAATATCTACAATAGTGGCTTTTTTATTATTATATTGTTTAATGTGTTTTTTTGTGTTATAATCAAAATGTTCTTCACCTTCTTCTAAGTTATTATTCATTTTTTCAAACATTTCTTCAATGGTTATTACAGTGTCTGTATTTACTTCACTCATATTGTTAGATGTACGAACATTATCTTCCAACCATTTTTCACACATTTCTTCCACCTCTTTTTTTGTTTTTGGTACATTTTTCGGGTAAACCAGATCTATATTAGCCATGGTTTCATACCCAAAAGCAGCCATTATGATCCGTCGTAGAATATTTTTACACAATTCTTTGGTTATTTCCATTTTAAGTGTTTCAAAATATTCAATTATATTGGTTGCTAATTTTTTATAAGATTTTATAGGAACAGGAAAATCACCATGACTACTACTAGCTTCTATATCAAAACTCATTATTTTATAAGGAACCCTTGTTTCCTTGTCATTTAATGCAATAATATTTTTATAATTTACAATAAACTCGTAATTACAAGTGGTTCTTTTATTTTCTGTTATTTGTATTGTTTTTTTAATTGGTAAAGCTATCCAGCCAGATGGACTTATATCACGAATATGAAATAAACGTAATAATGGTGGTATATTTGCTTCATACAATTTAATATTTGTATTTTCAAAAGTTAATCCATTTTTAAATAATTTATGACCTTTATTATAATCTGTATACCATAAATTCTTTACCTTGTTATATGCTGCCATATTTTTAAATTCAAACTTGATAAATTTATGTTCTTTACCACCATCAAAACCATATAATTTTTTACGTTTGATGATTAAACAATCAGTAATAGAATTTTCATAATATTTTCCTATTTTTTTTTTGATAAAAGTTAAAAAGTTGTTTTTTGTTACAGTATTCCATTTATCATTTACCATAACATAAAAGAAAGGTTTAAAATCTTCAACTTGTATTGAACATGTTTCACCTTTTTCATTCAAACCAAACATTTGTATTAAAAATTCAGAATTATCTTGTTTTTGTTTTTTATCATCTTCACTTCCTGAATCATTAATAGTTGAATCTTTATCATTGTAAACATTAAAATCAAAAACTCTGAAAATATGTTCCATTTTGATAATTTAGTTGTTTTATTATTTATATATTAATCCGTTTATCTTATTTAATTTATTCATTTTTATTTTATATTTTAATAAATTATAACAGTAATATATATTTCTATCATGATTATCAACTACATAAAAAAAATACCAAGATATTTAGTATCAATAATGGGTTTTTTGATCGTAATTATTATTATAATAATAATTTATAATTATTATATGTATAATAATATGAGTAATAAACCAATTGTTGCGGTTGCAGTTTTTGATTCTGGAAAAATAAAGGGAGTTGTACATTTTATAGAAGATTTAAAACATAATAATGTAATTATTAACATTAATATTACCGGATTGAATAAAAATAGTTTGCACGGTTTTCATGTTCATGAAGCAGGAGATTTAACCGATCAATGTAATAGTATGTGCGCACACTTTAATCCTTATAATAAAAAACATGGTTGTCCTGGTATGAAAGAGAGACATGTTGGAGATCTTGGAAACCTTGTAACTAATTCAAAAGGTGAAGCCATATATAGTATGGTAGATGACTGCATCAAGTTAAGAGGTACTAAGTCCAACATTATTGGTCGTGGATTGATTATTCATGCGGATCCGGATGATTGCGGTCAAGGCGGGGAAACAGATAGTTTGACAACTGGACATGCTGGGAAAAGAATAGCATGTGCAGTTATTGGATATGCAAAAGAAAATTGTAAATAATAAAACAGTTTTATTTTCTTCGTTTGGTTGTATGTGTTTTGGTTTTTCTACTATGTTTGTTATATTTTTTGGTTTTTCTTTTAAATAAATTTAATTTTTTTCTACCATATTTGCAATATTGTTTCTGAGAGAAACCTTTTGGATGTCTACAATTGATACTGCGTTTATATTTTAAAGACCATTTTCCACCAACCATTTTGTTTTGTTTGGTAGTTGTTTCAATCCACTCTACAAATGAGTCAATTGTTCGGTCTTTGTTATTAATACTAGAATCGTCATAATCATTATATTTACCTTTATTAATGTGATACATAGCAGGAAAGCCTTTTGGTTGAATATTTACATCCAATTTACTCATAAGGGACTGGTCTACATCTGCTACGACAATATTATCTCCATATTTATTCATTGAAATATTTTTTATTTTTTTCCATTCAGGTCTAGTTGCATTGCAAGGACCACAACCTTCTAAATAAAATAAAACAAATATTTCCTTACCATTTTTTAAATATTTATTAAATTTTTCTATTTCTCTATTATCACTATTAGGATCAATATGTAAAAATAACATTCAGATAAAAATTTGTATATATTATGTCTACAATATAATTACGCATAATATATAAATTTACAAATAATAATATATTTATAAATTTATATATATATATTATATGACATTACTAACATTATTATTTATAATAGTATTTTTGGTAGGACTATATTTTTATGCAAAATGTAGTGATCCTAAATATTATGAAGGATTAATAAATAAGACAAACAGAGTTAGGTGTCCAAATTTATTAATTCAAAAAGGAGCTAGATTATATTTATATAATTCTAAACTTGCACAAGTTCCTGGAGTAAATCCAGTAGAATTTAATAATTTAGAGGATTATACCGAATTTTTAGATTGGCAAAGAAGTCAAGGAATTAGATGTCCTGTTCTTTATTTACAACACACATATGATACTCAAGGTAATTCTGTATATAAAGTGAGACCTAGTGTTTTTGAACCACAAGGTGGATTACCTCCTAGTTCCAGTATTCAAACATCTCCCGCTGCACAAGGTAATATGGCAAATGGTATAGGTAGTTCTATGGGTGAATTAATACATGAAGAATCTGTAAATGTTAATCGTGGAGCACCACCAAATCCTACTTTATTAATAGACGCTACAAGAAATGATCCACCTTATAATAAAAATTCATATCCTGCTTATGATACAACATCCTTTTATGTGGGAACAACAACCCCTTTAGATAAAATCAGTGCAAAAGAGGAACATATGTTATATAGTCCAAACCCAATGGATCCTGATTGGGGCGGTGCAGACTTTACTCAATCATTGATTGATCAAGGATATTATAAAGATAATGAAGTTCAAGTTTATGTTCCTTAAAATAATAGTGTAATATTATTAATAATAGTTAATAATTTAAAAAATATATATCAATATAATGTAAAATTATTCTATATTATTTTTATGAAAACATTGCATTTAACATCACATATAGGAACATGTAAAAATATAGAAAATGTATTTAATTATTTAAATATAAGTGATCAACTTGTAACGGAGAGTTGTGTATATAACGGTTTTTTTATTAGTAAACAAAATGCCGATGAAATTTGGAAATACTATCAGACAAATATAAATACTTATAAATGTTTAATATTTACAGACACAAGTATGATAGCTAGACCATTTTTACAAAATATGGATAAGCACGATTGTTTTATTATTATTTACATTACGAATAGGTTTGATTGGGGACTTTTTGGAAATATAGATAATGATTATTTACAATTGTATTCAGAAATATCAAAACAACAGAGTAATAGGGTAATGTTTTGTGCGGATAATAATTATGACCAATATTATGCAAAATTTCACAATATAAATTTTTTATTTGAAAAATGTATTAATTTAACACCATATTTATGTAATAACATTCATTTACCAATTTATGATAAATTTTTTATTTATAACAGAGGTACTTCAATTGAAAAGTATGAAGAAATTTTAAAAAATCATAACATTGAATATACTATATTTGGTGAAAATTATAATAGATATAAAGATTCTGAAGAGATTTGTCAATATATAGGTTTCATACACTTACCATATCAAGTAAATATACAATCTTTATGGGAAAACTTGGGATATTATATAATTTATTTTATACCATCCAAAAAATTTATAAAAGAATTGATTCTAACAGAACCATGGTATTATTGGGAAGAAAAAGATCGTCCTTATTTTTTAGAACAAAGTATAGAATTGTCTGAATGGTATATTGATGAAAATAGCGGTTTGTTTGAGTATTTTGATAGTTGGAATGATCTTAAATTAAAAGCACAAGATATAACACATGAATATTTAATAAAAAAAAAAGAATTTATTAAAAATTTTATGTATAATAGTAACGAAACTAATTTAATGAAGTGGAAAAATATATTTAGTAAAATTATATAGAATTTTATATCATAAATATATACAGTTGTAAATAAATAATATGAATTTACCTACTATTGTGACAATGTTTTATGATATAAGAAAATTAGAAAATATAGATATAAATGCGAATCGTCAAAAAAACAAATATTTTGAGTTATCTAAAAAATTTATTTTAAAATTGCCATATCCATTAATAATATTTACGGATCCAGTTAGTGAAGATAGTGAAGATAGTGAAGATAGTGAAGATAGTAATGAAATTATTGATATCATTCATTCAGAGCGAGGAAATTATATGGACAGGACTCAAATAATAAAACTAGACATCAAAAATACTTATTTTTATAAATATCTAAATAAAATTGAAGAATTACAAACAAAATTTACAATTTACAATGGTGACTTAAATCATGAGACACCATTATATATAATATTAAACAATAATAAATTCTTTTTTATGGAAACTGCTATAAATTTAAATCCATTTAAAAGTTCTCATTTTATATGGTGTGATTTTGGTATAAATCATGTAGCACTTAATCATGATAAAATACATGAATGGATTTTATTTGTTCCTGATAAAATTAAGCAATTATGTATTAATCCATACATAGAAGATGTAAAAGACAAAGATATATTTTGTAACATTTATCATCATACAGCGGGCGGATTATTTTCTGGCTCCATTGATAATTTGTTAAGATATATTGATTTATTTAAAAAAAAAGTAGATCAAATATATAATGAAGATTGGTATCAGATTGACGAAGCAATAATGACTATAGTTCAAAGGGAAAACCCCGAATTATTTGATTTGTTTTATGGTGATTATCAAGGAATCATATCAAATTATTTAAGACCTTATAATAATATTAATTTAATTTTACAAGGAGTTGATAAAGCAATAAGACATAATAATAAGTTGTTAGCATATACTATTTTAAATTATTGTCATAGTTATTTTGTTGATAATGATAACTCAAATGAAATTTATACCTATATTTTTCAAAGAATAATTACCGATTATTATAATAATGGTGAAAAGTTGACATCAGAAGTAATTTATTTAATTAATAAAAAAATATTAAATAATGATGAAGGTATATTTTTTTTATTGAATAATAACAAACATAATTTAATTTTTTATTTAAACAAAGAATTAATACTATATAAATTGCAATAAATCTTTACGGAATAAATTATTTATTTACTTACTAGAATCAACAAATTTCATTACACTGTTTAGTGCTCCTCGGGCAGAATTCAATTGATTTAATTTTTCTAATGAAGGCATTGGATTTGAAGTATCTACACTTAACGTAGTTTGTAACATTAATGTATTTATTAAATCGTCTACATTTAATATGGCATTTTCATAATCTTTTCTATATTTTGTTATTAATAACATATCTTGATTTTTGATCGTTGCTGCTTTTACATTTGCAGCATAACTTTCTGCATTTCCTGCAACACCATTTGCTGTAGAGCCAGAGGCAGAAGTTGTTTTATTGTCTGTAGGATTCTCCAAACCTTCTCTAATATCAATATTTCTAAATAAGAGATATGCTACAAAACATATTGCTACAATAAAAATTAAGTTTAAAAATTGTTTATCCATTTATATATTATATAAATTTATTTTTTCAATAAAAATTTTACTATATTTGCTATAGATGTTTTTGTTATTTTTCTAACTTGTCCTTTGTTATTTGTGTTTGTAACATCATTTAAACATTTATCATTTTCTTCTAAACATTTTATAAGATTTGATATACTATTAAATTTTTTAATTATTGTTATTGCTGTAGTTGTACTTACACCAGGTATTTGACATAACATTATCTCATCTATATTTTCAGGTGTAATATTATCTTTTTTTACTTTTTTAACTAAACTTATATATTCTTTACAATCCTCTTGATTAAGTGTTTCATTTATATCTTCAGTTGTGTTATTATTTTCTATAGTTTTTACATTGTCTTCAATATTTTCCAAGGCGATATTTTTATTACTATAAAAAGCTTTCCTATCTATCGTTTCACCTTTTATTAATTTTGATGTACAATTACATATAAAAAGTGCAGTTTCGTCTATTGAAAAAGTTCTTAATACTGAAAACCCTTTGTAATAATTTAATGAAAATAATGCTGAATATAATGTCAATTTCTCAAATTTTGTTTCTCTAAACATATTCATTTTATTAATATCACCTTCTATGAGATACATTATATTATGATTATGAATGTTTGATCCATTTAACCGGTAAGATTGCTCTTCATAACGTCCATCCTTTATACTTGATAACAAATCCAATATTGTTTTTCTCTCCATTATTATTATTTCCTCATTATTATCATTTGTTATTATTATATCACCAATTGGTAAGTTTTCGCTAATAACCTTCAGATTTCTAAATGCAGGTATACTTGAAATATAAAAAGATAACTTACTTACTAAATCTTTTTCACGATAATCCACTTTGATAAACATTAAATAATTAAATAACTTGTTATTAAATTATTTTAAAGTTAAATAGTATTTTAGTAAATATGGATATAAATTTATATAAAATAGATTCTTTAACCCATATTTCCACCAATAGTAGCTCTGTATCCGTACTTTTGTGTTTGAATAGTAAAATTAGGAATACAGAATTTAGGAAGAGTCTGAGGAGCTCTTCTTAATGTTGGATTACTTTGCATGAAAAAACCAATACGTGAAACAATTCCTCCTTTTTTATTTCCTCCACAAGTCGGACGATTTACAATTGACGCTTGATTACGAGCGGCTTTACTAGCGTTCATTAGCACCATTTTATATACATTACGAATATATTTTATTTTTATAAAACTTATATGTTACAAGTATTTTTATTCATCTAAATATTTGAAAATAAAATTTTTAGAAGTTTTTTGTTTATTGTACAAAACTGCTTTAATACCACTTGTGTAAATATTCAAAAAATCACCTGCTTCCTTTATTGAATTAAATCTATTTAATTCATTCATTTCTAAATCATATTGAATAATTGGTCTAGTATATTTTTTCTTAATATTGTTAGTATAATTGTGTTTATTGTTTTCACTACATGTAACCCATTCTAAATTATCAATATGATTATTTGTCTTATTACCATCAATATGATTTACAAATGGTTTATTATCAGCATTATCAATAAACATTAAAGCAACTAAACGATGTAGTGCGAATTTTTTTATATTTACTCTTACATAAATATATCCACTATGATGTGGCTTATAATTTTTCATTATTATTCCTTTACTATTTTTAAATCTTCCTAAATTAGATATATAGTAGTTATTGCAATCAAAACCATTTAATTTAATTTCTTTCCAAATTTCGTTTTCATATGACAATTGTTCTTGTAACTCCCACTTATAATCAAAAGATGATTTATATACACCTCTTATTGCATTACTTACATTAGTTCTTCCAGAATGAACATTTTTTGCTAAATTATTATTATAGAGCCAAATACCAGCTAATTCTATAGAATCATATTTTTCTAATACTTCATTCGTATTTTTATCTATTCTATAAATAGTCTTGTTTTGATTTGTTGTTTGTATTAAACCATTAGATTTATGAATATTATTTTCTAAAGGTGTATTCCATTCAAGATTAATAACATTGTTGTTCGTCGTATTATTATCTATATGATTCACATGTTGCTTATTTTCAGGATTAGGTATAAAAGCGAGTGCAACTAATCTATGTACAAAAAAAGTTCTGATTTTGCAATTAGATGATAATCCTACAATAATATATCCACCAGTGTTACAACTTTTTAATATTCTATTAGTTTTTCTGTTTTTTACACGTCCTAAATTACTGACTTCATAATTTGTAAATTCTTCTACAATTTTCCATACTTCATTTTCCTCCATATATATTATATAAAGATTATCTCTAACTTCTTTTACACACTTTAATAAAACAATAACCAAAACCTATTTAAAGCCAACACAATAAATATAATAATACAAACATGAGTGACACAAAATTGGCACACGATGATGATATCATTAAAACTGAAGAAGGCTTAATATTTAATCCATTTAATCCATTAAATATTAAGATTACATTACAAGATGTACAAAATATTCTTTCTAAATATGATATTCCACCTACTGTAAATAATATGGCATTATATGAACGAGCATTTGTTCATAGATCTTACACAAAAAGACCTAATTTTGAAAATATTGCGCAAAATATAACTATTGTAGAACGTCCACCAGATTGCATGCCACTAAGCAGTAAATCTAATGAACGTCTTGAATTTTTAGGGGATGGAATTTTAGAATTAGTAACAAAATATTATTTATACAGACGTTTTCCAAAAGAAAATGAAGGATTCATGACAGAAAAAAAAATAGCTATTGTTAAAAACGAAGCAATTGGAAAAATTGCCTTAGAAATGGGCTTACATAAATGGTTGATCATATCTAAACACGCAGAGGAAAAGAAAATACGAACAAATTTGAAAAAACTAGGATGTCTATTTGAATCTTTTTTGGGTGCCATGTTTTTAGATTTTAACAAAATTACAGTTAAAGATCAAGACGGATGGTTTCAATCTATGTTTGTAACTGGCCCTGGTTTCCAAATGGCGCAAAAATTTGTAGAAAATATATTTGAAAAACATATTGATTGGATCTCATTAATTACAAATGATGATAATTACAAAAATATTCTTCAAGTAAAGATTCAAAAGGAATTTAAGGTTACACCACATTATTTAGAAATTGAACATGATCCTGAACTTGGATATAAAATGGGTGTTTATTTGTGTTTAGGTCAACCAATTCACACTGTAACTCATGATGACTCAGTTCATATATCATATTTTAAAACATTCAAATCGGTTCATGATTACGTTAGTGAGAATAATAAGATATTTTTATTTATGGGAGAGGGACAACATAAAATTAAACGGAAAGCAGAACAAATCGCGTGTAATGAAGCAATTAAGGAAATAGAATCATTTACCGATATAAATGTTTAAAATATATTATATCTAAAATATATCATATAAAGGTTTTTTAAAATTATTAATAATGATTTACAAATATAAAGCAATAATTATTGAACCTCGTAAACATAAAGCACTTGAATTTGTATTAAATAATATATTAGAATGCTTATCCAATGATTGGGGTATAGTTTTCTTTTGTGGAATAAATAATTATGATTATTCAACACATATTGTTAATAAATTAAACACGTTATTTGATAATAGGATTCTACTTATTAAATTAGAAATAGAAAATTTAGATGGAAAATCGTACAGTAAATTATTAGCAACTAAAACTATTATATATGATTATATTGATACAGAGTATTTTTTAGTTTTTCAAACGGATCCTATGATGTTTAAATCCAATTGTCATTTGATGAATAATTTTTTAAATAAAGGTTATGATTATGTTGGCGCTCCTTGGTTAGTATGTGAATATCAACCAACAAAAAATAGATCTTTTATTGGTAATGGAGGTTTTAGTTTAAGAAAAACAGAAACTATGTTAAAAATAATTGCGAATTATGCATGGGATGAAAATAATGAATGGCATGAAGATTTATTTTTTACAAAACCATATGAAGATATAACCCTGAATAAACCATCCTATTCAGATGCCTTAACTTTTTGTGTGGATGAAGTACCTCATTCAATTACCATGGCTTGTCATAATTTTTGGAGACATCCTCATGTGTATGAACATATGAAATCACATTATCCTGAATGTGAAATTTTAAAAAACTTACAGTGTATTGAGGAAGATATTATATAAATTTGTGTAATTGCAAAAATTTATATATTTAAATTATATAAGGAATGAATCCTTTAGTCGCATTAAAAAAACAATTAATGGTTAAACCAAATGTTCAAGAAAATGAACCTATTGTTGTTGTTATAAAAGGAGTCAAAAAAGAAATTAAACCTATACAACCAACAGAACCAAGAGAACCCACAGAATCAAAAGAAGAAGGTAAAGAATATCCAGTAGAAAAAGAAATGGAACAACAAAGACTATTAATTATTGATGAAACGAATAAAGATTATGATCGTGATGCTTTTTTATTAAAATTAGCCGAAAATAAAAAAACGAAAGTTAAGGTGAAGCCACTGTTAGAAAATGTTGAAGCAAGTAAACAAGTTGAACCACTACCTCTTCCTATTCCTGTTTTAGAGAAACAGCCCGTAAAACGAGCAAAAAAAATAGCCAAAAAACCACTTTTGATCATTGAAGGGGATGAAGATGAACTTGAAAATATAGAGAAAATTCAAGCAGAAGAACTTCCTATTATGGAAGAGCCTATTGCACCAACTGAAAAAAAAGAACTAGAGCCGGTTTCGGTAAAAGAACCTGCCAAAAAAGGACGGACAACAAAAAAGGTAGAAAAAGGGGTCGCGATTTTGGGTCCTGAAAATGTAGTGGAAATCGGGGATACACCTTTGTCTCAAAGATTGGCAAAGAAAGAGCCTCCTGTTATTATCAAGGTTTCTAGTTATTATATGAATAACCGCGAGATCTTTGTAAACTTTATCAATTCATTGTTTGAGCCATATAAAAAAGAATTAGAAAGTATGAATGCTAACATTTCATGTGATACTATTGGTAAGACTAATACAGATGATGGTGGGTTTTCATTATTAACACACCAAAAAATTGTAAGAGACTATATGAATATGTTTACACCTTATCGCGGTCTTTTATTATACCACGGGTTAGGTGCGGGAAAAACTTGCACTTCTATTGCAATTGCAGAGGGTATGAAAGATACAAAAAAAATTATTATTATGTTACCAGCTTCTTTAAGAAGTAATTACATGGAACAATTAAAAGAGTGCGGTGATTCATTATATAAAAAAAATCAATATTGGGAGTTTATTTCTATAAAAACGAATCCAGAAGCAATCACCACACTATCTGCTGTTTTGAATTTATCACAAGAATATATAAAAAAACAACAAGGTGCATGGTTTGTAAATATTACAAAACCTTCTAACTATGAAGAGTTATCTTCCTTGGAGAAAAAATCATTAGATGATCAATTAAATGAAATGATTCGCAATAAGTATACATTTATCAACTACAATGGTTTACGCTTGAAAAGATTAGAAGAATTGACATCAGGATTTACAAAAAATCTTTTTGATAATTCTGTTATTATTATTGATGAGGCACATAATTTAATAAGTAGAATTGTTAATAAGATCAAGAAAGAAAAAGTTATTCCTGAGAATGAAAGAGGTGAAAAGGAATATTCGCCAAAATTTCTCGCAGTCAAATTATACGAATATTTAATGAGTGCAAAAAATGCACGTATTGTTTTATTAACTGGAACACCTATTATTAATTATCCAAATGAATTCGGAATACTTTTCAATATTTTACGAGGATATATCAAAACATGGAATTTCCCTTTGAATGTAAAAACAAGTAAAAAAGTTGATCGTAACAGTCTTCAAGAAATGTTACTTGGAGAGAAAACCCTTGATTATTTAGATTATTCACCTTCAAGTAAAATACTTACCATTACACGTAATCCTTATGGATTTAAAAATAAGATTAAAGAGTCTAGTGGATATAAAGGGGTTTCTAATGTTAAACGTGATGATTCTGGAAGTAACATTTTTGACAGTGATTTTATTAGTGATGATGAATTTGAAAGAAAAATTATAAGTATTTTAAAAAGAAATGATATTGATGTTATATCCGATGGTATTAAAATTAAAAATCAAAAGGCATTACCAGATGACTTTGATTTATTTGAAAATCAATATATTGATAGTGTAACCAAAAAATTGAAAAATGTAGATGCTTTAAAACGTCGTATTATTGGGTTATCTTCTTATTTTAAAAGTGCACAAGAAAGTTTATTACCAACATTCAATAAAATTTTGGGAGTAGATTACCATATTGTTAAAATACCTATGAGCGATTTTCAATTTAGAATTTATGAAGCTGCGCGAAGAGAAGAGCGAAAACTAGAAAAGGCATCTAAAAAACCGCAGAAGTTGGATGAATTATACAAAGAAGCTACATCAACTTATAGAATATTTTCTAGATTATACTGTAATTTTGTTATGAATGATCGTCCAGTTCCTATGACTAAAAAAAAGAAAACAGATCAAGCGAAAGAAATCGGTGATGTTGATATAGATGAAAAAGAAGCTGAAACGGATGTTACTAAATTATTAAAAGAGGCACGTAAAGAAGAGGTAAATATTGATGTAAATGATGCTAATGAAGGTGAAGAAGAAGGTGATCAAATATTAGATAAATTGGGTGGCATTAGTTATAAAGAAAGAATTGATGCTACTATCAAAAATATTAAAGATCATTCTGATGATTATTTAACACCAGAAGCGCTAGCACGTTTCAGTCCTAAGTTTTTACATATTCTTGATAATATTAAAGATCCTGAATATATAGGATTGCATTTAGTTTATAGTCAATTTAGAACACTGGAAGGTATTGGGTTATTTAGTTTGGTTTTAGAAAAAAATGGTTTTGCCAAATTCAAAATTAGAAAAACTTCTGCTGATATTTGGGAAATAGATATTCCTGAGGCTGATAGAGGTAAACCCACGTATGCTTTGTATACAGGTACTGAAAGTGTTGAGGAAAAAGAAATTATTCGTCGTATTTATAATGGTGAATGGGATTACGTACCAACTAATTTATCAGCAGAATTAAAGAAAATTGCACACAATAATAATATGGGTGAAATTATCAAAGTTCTTATGATTACGTCTTCTGGTTCAGAAGGTATTAATCTTAGAAATACGCGATATGTGCATATAATGGAACCTTACTGGCATCCAGTTAGAATGGAACAAGTAATTGGGCGAGCACGACGTATTTGTAGTCATAAAAATTTACCCCGTGCATTACAAACAGTTGAAGTATTTGTCTATTTAATGGTATTATCCGCAGAACAATTAAAATCGGATGATGCTATTGAATTAAAAAGAAAGGATTTATCTAAAGGCGATCCCAAGGTGCCTGTAACAAGTGATCAATTATTATATGAAATATCAGAAATTAAAGCTAATTTAAGTTTGCAATTAACAGATGCTATTAAAGAGTCTGCTTTTGATTGTTATTTATATTCTAATGGTAAATGTATGAATTTTGGAGATCCAAATAATAAAAAATTTAGTTATGTTCCTGATTATACAAACCAACAAAGTGATGTTACTGTAATAGCAAATAAAAGAAAAATAGAATGGGAAGGTAAACCTATTACATTAAATGGAGTAGAATATGTATATAGAAGAATTAGTCCCAAACAATTAAATATATATGATAAGAAAAGCTATTTGCAAGCACTAGAAAATCCTGATGTAATACCTGTTCAAGTTGGAACATTAGAAATTAATGAAAAAGGGCAACAAGTTTTTTCAACTATTTAATAATGTAATGCTATAATAAAATCTATTAATTCTTTTTGTTCATCACTTAAATTATAATATGCTATGTTAATGTCATGATATTTGGATACTATTTTGTTGTAGTAAAAAGTTAATTTTAATTTGGATTTATTTATTATCTTGTTTGAATATTCTTTTATATATTGTTTTTTATCACTAGCAATATATATACGTAATAATGAATTTCTTAATCTTAAACCATATGAATTATCTGCAGTTATAATTGTTAAAATATATTGAACCCATAAATATAAATACAGATATACATATGCATATAAGTATGTCTTCATTATGATGTTATTATTTGATATTAATATTTATTATTTATATATATTTTGTAGAAATAATAAATCAATTTTTAATTATTCAATTTTTGCAAAATTAAATCTAATTTTTCATTTAAGGCAACAATTTCTTTTTTAATTTCATTTATTTCCATTTGTTGTGTGTTAGTATTTTTATCATTTATAACTTCGTTAAAAAGATCATTATTGGTTATTTTCTTGAATTTATCAAAAATGTTTATTTCTTCGCTAACATTTTCATCTTTCCATGATATATGTTTGTTGCTTGCTACAGCAAATTTTTCATTTTTAATGGAAGTTTCTTGAGATTTTAACCAATTATTATTAATAACTTCTATATCATAATTACGTTGTTCTTGTATTTTTTTAATTTCTGATTCTAGATCATTAGTTGGTTCATCTACATTATCACTAAAATTAGGAACAGGTGGAACTGGTAAAGTCATAGCATTTGTAAATTCTTCTTGTTTTTTGTTATATTCTTTTTCAAAATATTGTATTCTATCATTATGAATATCTTCATACGTAATAGATTGTTTTGGTTCTTCTGGATGAATCTTAATTTTTCTGTATTGTTGCGTTTCCGGAATAGTTTTTACATTATTATTTTGGGGTATTACTGGTCTCGCATTGGGTGTTGTTATTTTCATGATTGCGTTCACAATTAAAAATATATATTTTTTATTTAACTCAATTAAATTAGTGCAACTATATCTTTCTGATATGAAAAAATCGTTAAGATTAGATTCAAAAATACGTATTAAATTATTTTTTTTTGTTTCTGATGTGCATAATTGTTTTATTAATGGTTCGTCTATTAATACTTCCCACAATAGTTGAACATTTTCTTTATCTAAAAAATTATTTACTGAGGTCATTTATATTTTATATTTATAATCATAACTTTAATATTTTATTTTTACAATTGTTCATTGTAGTATATTTTTCTAAATTTTTCTATATACTTATCTTTTAAAATGTGAGTTTTTAAATAATGTTCTGTTAATTTATCTTCTAACATATGAATTATAAAAAATATACTGTAAATACCACATTCAGTGTTACCATATTGGTGTTCAACTGGGTGATTTTCATCGTATTTAAAATTAATTTCAGGTACTAATTGTTTACCTTGTAATTTTATTCTTTCTACAAATTCTTTAATCTCATTAGGTGCAGTTCTACCCACACTGTCAAAGAAAAATATTTTCCCTTTCTTAATATTAATAAACATAGAAATCCAATGTTCGCCAGGCATATTATGAGGATCCGTATTAAATATTATTCCAATTTTCGTTTTACCTTGTTTTATTTGTTCTTTTAAACTGAAATTACATAACTCTTCCCAAACACATTCACCGTATAGTTGTTTTTTATCAAAATCTATTGGTGTTGGACCAATAAAATCAAAACATTTATATGCTTTTTCATATTGTTTCATGACTTTAATAATATCAATACTGGAAAGCCACTCATTTGGATTTTTTTTCCATTCATGTGGAGATTCTGGTGCAAATGAATCTTTGAATTCTTCGTCAATCTTTCCAAATTCATGTTTTTGTTTTAACCAACATGATTCTTTATTACACAAATCAGACAAATAATTAGACAACAATCTGTGAATTTCTTTTGGATCATCTGTAGTTATTTTTTCATTTGGATGACGAATATTCCACTTATCTCTAAGTTTGAATAAAGATCTATCAGTATAACAAGTAAAATTTTTAATATCTTTTTTATCTTTCGGACTACAATTTAATTTATTCAATTGTATTGGTGTCTTTTTTAATTTGTGTTTATGTATACTAGTATTAAAATGTATTATTTTTTTTAAAGATTTATTAGATCTTTTTATATTTTTGCGATATTTTTTTGTTTTCTTATTACTATATTTCTTGTTTGTCATCTTATTTTATATTGATATTTTCTTTTTTTTGAATTCCTTTATTTCTTAAATTTGGCTCTTTCAAATCAATTTCCTTTATTTTTGGTAATATTAAATCATCTTGTACTTTCGTTGTTTTCACCTTTACTATTTTTTCTAAAGCATTAGGTATTTTAATAGAACGCATAAATAATCTATCTTTTTCATTATCATAAGAACTATTTGGGTTAGTTATATCTCTGTTATTATCTATCTGATTTATATTTTCTGTGTTAAAATTTTTGTATTCTTCTTGTAAAATATCATTATTATCTATTACTTTAAAATAATGAATACAAGTTTTTATATAATTGTCAAAACTAATCTTAATATCAGGATTTATTTCATTATAATTATCATCTTTCTTCAAAAGCAATTCTTTGGTTAAATTTAATATCCGTTTTCTATAAAATTTTTTGTCCTTTTTATTTACCATTTTTTGTTGTTTGACTCCACGCATTTTTTCAAAAATTTCTTTATTAATTAAACAATCTAAAGTTATTTGATTTATTATATCTTCTGACATTATATAATAAATTATATTAATTTATTGTAGTTTTATTTTAAATCTCTTAATTGTGCTCGTGTTGGATTTGAAAATATTTGACTGCCTATAATATTTGAATCAGGGTTAGGATTAAAACTGTCAAATCTTTCTTCTTTAAATAATAAATTATGTTGTTGAAATGAATTCACATTATTATTAGTGTTAAATGAATATGTATATAAATCACTATTACTACTTGGAACATATACAGCCTGACTACATTTTTGCAATGCATATATTTGATTCCTTAACTCAGATTCTTTATTTATATTAGTTGCAAAACCTGACCATGGGGATTGTGTATTACCTGGATTAAACATTGTATGTGGGTTAAAAGTAGGATATTGATTCATTCTTACTTTCAATTCTTTTCTTGGATCTACTATGGGAAAATAAGAATATTTTGTCATTACTGGTCTAACATCTAAATATTGTTGAAGCATTTGTGAAGGTACATTTCTATCATATATTCTTCTATTTGTTTCATTATGAATTTGTGAAACACTTTCCTGATTCATACTGTTATTATTGTTCATTTATTTACTATATGATATTATTTTTATTTTATTAATTTATTAAATTATATAAAGATTTGGATGTATATTTATTAACATAAACATTTAAATGTGTGGTATATTTTGTATCTTAAATGGTGAAAAATCTGATGAGCAATTTTATAAAGAACAATTTACAAAAGGAGCTAATAGAGGTCCTGAATATTCTAAATTTATTTCTTTTCATAATGTTTATTTAGGTTTTCATAGGTTAGCTATTAATGGAATGGATGCAAAATCTAATCAACCATTTACTATTAATAATGTGGTTTTAATATGTAATGGCGAAATATATAACTATAAATATTTATATAAATTAATGAACATTACACCAACTACAAACTCGGATTGTGAAGTAATTGTTCATTTGTATTTAAAATATGGTATGGAACAAACACTTCAAATGTTAGATGGTGTTTTTGCTTTTGTATTATACGATCTAAGGTTAGAAAATAACTTAGATAATTATGTTTACTTCGCTAGAGATCCATACGGGGTCAGACCTTTATATTTATTGAAGAGTGATAATACCATTGGCTGCGCTTCAGAATTGAAATGTTTAAATGAATTTGTAAAAATTGACAACAAAAACGATTCTATTAATAACTATGCTGTTCAACAATTTGAACCAGGCACTTTCACTACATACAAATTATCTGGTTTGGCATGTTCAAAATGGTGCCCACTTAAAGAAAATCAAAGGTATTTTACACCATCTTTTCCACATAATTTAAATTATTATAATTCATATATGGATTCTAAAATAGAAACGGAGCCATATGAGAAAAATATTGTTAAATATTTGTGTGATGCAGTCAAAAAACGATGTTTGAATACAGATCGTCCAATTGCATGTTTACTGTCAGGAGGTCTTGATAGTAGTCTAATAACAGCATTAGTAAATCATTTTTATAAAATGGAATATGGTTTGGATAAAACCATTGAAACCTACAGTATTGGTTTAAAAAATTCTGAAGATTTAAAATATGCTAAAATAGTAGCAGATTATCTTGGAACAAATCATACGGAAATTATTTTGACAGAAAAAGAAATGTTTGAAGCTATACCTGAAGTAATTCATGCAATTGAAAGTTACGATACAACAAGTATTCGTGCAAGCATTGGAAATTATTTATTAGGAAAATACATTTCTAAAAATAGTGACGCAAAGGTTATTTTTAACGGCGACGGGTCCGATGAATTGAGTGGTGGTTACTTATATATGAAAAATTGTCCGGATTGTATAGAGTTTGATTGTGAAACTCGCAGATTATTAAAAGACATTCATTTATTTGATGTTTTGAGGTCAGATAAATGTATTTCTTCGCATGGATTAGAACCGCGAACACCGTTTTTGGATAAAACTTTTGTAAATTATTATTTGTCTATACCTCAAAAAGAACGTTATGAACAAAATAAAAATATTGAGAAGTTTTTAATTAGAAATAGCTTTACATATGCAAATTTTGAAGATGTATATGGAAAGCAAATATTACCAGATGAAATATTATGGAGAAAAAAAGAGGCGTTTAGTGATGGTGTAAGTAGTAAAGGACGTTCGTTATATGTTATTTTACAAGATTTTATATCAAGTATGATGAAATTAGAAAATTATTATGAGGAAAATATTATTAATAAATATCCATCCAATATAGAAACTGAAAAATTATATTATAAAAAAATATTTGATTCATATTATCCACATTGTGATAATATAATTCCATATTTTTGGATGCCGCGTTACACTAATGCAACTGATCCAAGTGCAAGAACATTAGAAATTTATAATAATAATGATAAAACAAGTAAGAATGTAAAACCTCTATAGACATAATCCTGTTATTTATTGATTGTTGGGTTATCTTGTTTAATAATTTCAGTTTGCTTGTTCAATACGTATTGTCCACATGGTCCACAATGATCTTCATTAGATAGATCTATTTTGTTATTGATTTTTTTGTCACAATAAATTATATTCCATCTACCCAATACTTTTTTATCATTTCTAACTATTTGTTTTAGTAAGCTATCAAAATATTTCATATACATTATTAGATATGAAATATTTATATTTATACTATTATTATTTTAATTAATTATTTTTATTAAAAAAATCTTGTAAGTGATGTAATATTCGTTTACTTAAAATACCATCAATAACATAATCATCTTTATTTTTTTCTACTACATCAAAACGGTACATTTTTATATTTTTATTCATAAATTTTATGAATAAATCCATTTTATCTTGTTCAATTAAAGTCTTACCTATATTACTTTTTAAAAAACGTTTATAAATCTCATTGAATTCCAGATCATATACATATGGTTTGATATTAATATAATAAACATTATCATTTATCATGTCTGGGTAATAAGTATCATCTAAATAACATATTTCTGCGTTACTTGGTAGTTTTGTACAACGTATAAAATCAGAATATGTTTTATTATTAGTTGTTCTACAAATTTCTATTTGTTTTCCATTAATTTTAAATGCTGAAATTATTTGGTCAAATAATCTGAATTGTAATTTTGACTCAAAATATTTTATAATATGATCACACCATTTTCGTGATCCTTGATTATTTGTGTATATCATTAATTTTTTGCAACATTTAGTTATTTTTTTATTTTTTAAATAAGTAAGAATATTTATAATGTTTGGTCTTAAAAACTCTGGATATAAATCTAATATTTCTTCAAAATCATTTTGAGTTAATTCTTTATTCAAATACTTGGATAAATATACTGACAAACTATCCCAAAATATACCAAACTCAACAAAATACCCCATTGTTTCATCTAAATCAAATACAACAATTTTCATTTTTTTTTATTACAAATGTAGATATATTATACAAATTTTTTAATATTTGTATATTTTAGATAAATTATAAAATAAATTAAAAAAAATGAAAATGCATAATAATGATTATATTCAAATATTAAAATATTATGATTTACCAATACCAAAATCAAAATCACAACTCCAAGAAGAAGGAGAAAAAATATTAGCATTAAAATTATGTAAGTGTATAAAAAAAGTGGATAGTAAGATAAATAATGAACCAAGATCTATAGGTATATGTAGTAAGACTATTTTTAATAGAAAAGGTTTAACACGTGGTAAATTCAAATGCAAAGGTAAACGTTATGTAAATTTTAATAAAACTAGAAAAGTACGTAAATAAAATTGATAAATATATTATTGTATTATAATATAACAATATAACACAATATAATAATAATAATGGGTTTAGACCAATATTTATACGCAATAATTCTACCATTTGACATGGAAAAAAATAAAAAATTAATTGAATTTGTTAATGAATTGTTTGATTTAAAAGATACAGTTGATTTAATATATCCAAAATGCGAAGTAGGATATTGGAGAAAAAATTATCGTATTAATAATTATTTTATTATGGATGAAGATCCATGTGAAATAACTATTGGAGTAGAAAAATTAGAAAAATTATTAAATATATGCAAACAAATTCAAGAAGACTTTTCAAAACTAGATGATTTATTACCGTTACCTATTGGGTATCCTGGTTGGTATGAAAATATGAATGAAGATGAAAATAAAGAGGAAATAAATAGAACTATTGAGTTATTAACCAAAATTCTTAGCGTTAAAGCTTATATTACATTTCGGTATGAAATTAATTACTAGAATTATTTAGATAAATGATCTAATGCAGATAATAATACTTGTTCTTGATCCGTTAATTTTTGAAATACTAAGTTTTCATCTAATTTAATTTGAAAATGTTTATTGGAATAACCAAAATTTTTACATATTAAATATATACCATCGTCTTTTATTTTATATTCACAAAACAATGCTCCTTTTGTAATATATATATTGTTTGGATCTATAATAGGAATCCATCTAAGATAAGTACCGTATTTTAAATCATTTAAATCATCTACATATTTATATCCTTTAATTTTTTTCATTATATCTAATGCTTCTTTGCGTTCCAATTGTAATTCATTGATGATTTTTAAGTTCATTTCAGTGATTTTTTTACTGGTAAAATTTAATAATTGCTCATTTGAATCATCGTCCAATGCTTTTAAAAGCTTGTTAACGTCCATTATATTAGTATGTGATTTAGTTTTTAAATCAACATTGTATAAAAAGTTGATTTAAAATTATTGCGATATTTTGCTCTGCTCTACTACTTTCAAAAAGTACTGCAAAAGCAATTTGGCTCCACCTTTTCTAAAGGTGGATTACCAAGATCCAAATGCACCACCACCTAATACTGAGTTAGCTGCCATAGGCTCTGAGAATGCCTCAGGCATTCCTCCTGGGGTTGCAGCACCTACTAAAGGTGTTGTATCATTTCTATACATGTTGTTGTAATTGGGTAATTGTTGAGCACTTTGTGTATATTGATTAGAACCTGATCCAGAATCACTGGTTGGTAATTGACTAATAGAAGTACTTCCACCATACAATGATTGATTCATTGCAGATTGATTATTTGGTAATGTGTTCATTGGCATAGTTATTGGCATATTTTGACCAGAAATAGGTTGTGATACTTTTACATTTCCGTTACCACCATTTTTTCCAGTAGGTTTTGATTTAGGTCCGTTCCATAATTCACTAACACGATCTACTAAAATACTTACTTTCTCTCCTAATTTGGTTTGTAAACTCAAAGTAATCATTAAAATTGCTAAAACAACAAAAATAATGCTAAATTCTGGATATTCCATTCCACTATAAGTTGGAATATATGTGATAATGCGATGAATTAATAATAAACCTACAAACATTACAATAATTTGTATCAAAACTTCTGCTAAAACCTCAATACTACCTTTCTTTTCATCTGCTTCTGGTACGTATTTCTGCATTAACTTATTTAAAACAACTATTGGTACTATAGCTATTATAGTGTATTGTATTATATTTAATAAATCAGATTTAGAATCATTATCAAAATTAAAAACATGCTTAAAAAATCCTTTTTTTGAATTATCTGAACTATCCATATGATTTATAAAAAGAAATTAAATAATTTAAAAACTAATTAAAGGTATTGAATAAAATGTCTATAAATGAGTGAACATGAAGAATTTAAACATTTAGATGACATTGATATGTTAGTACATGATAATAAAAAACACATGGCACCGTCAGAACATGAAGAATATCAGTATTTGAAATTGATTCAAAATGTTTTAGATAATGGATTTTCAGAAGAAGGTAGAAATGGTAAAACTATTAGTATTTTTGGAAATTGTATGCGGTTTAATTTACAAAATGGGAAAATACCTATTTTAACAACTAAAAAAGTTGCTTGGAAAACTTGTTTGAAAGAATTATTGTGGTTTATTCGTGGTGAAACGGATAATAAGATATTAAAAAAACAAGGGGTGCATATTTGGGATGGTAATTGTACAAGAGAATTTTTAGACAGTAGAAATTTACATCTTTATCCAGAAGATATTTTAGGACCCATATATGGTTATCAATGGCGAAATTTTGGTGCTAACTATAATTGTTTTTCTGCGACAAAAATAACGGATGATCACCCATTTGGCGGTGTTGATCAACTGAAAGAAATTATTACTGCTCTTAAAGACCCTAATCAACGTACAAGTCGTCGTCTCATTTTGACTGCATGGAACCCAAAACAACTAGATCAGATGGCATTACCGCCTTGTCACGTTATGTGTCAATTTAATGTACATGACGGAAACAAACTTTCTTGTGCTATGTATCAAAGATCTTGTGATTTATTTTTAGGTGTTCCTTTTAATATTGCTTCTTATGCTATGTTAACTCATTTATTGGCAAATCATTGTGGATTAGAACCTTATGAATTTGTTTATTTTATGGGTAATTGTCATATTTATGAAAATGCGATAGATGCGTGTAAATTACAAATTAATAGAACTCCACATGAGTTTCCAACATTGTCTATAAAACAAACAAGAGACAATATAGATGATTATGAAGTAGAAGATTTTCAGCTTAATAATTATATTAGTGATGAACCTATAAAAGTGGATATGATTCCATAATATACAAAGTATAATTAATTTAAAAACAAATTACTAGTGAAATATATATATATTAATAACAGTTAAATTAAAATGAAGAATGTATTTGTTTATTTGTTTTTTTTTATAAATAGCATCTTGAGTGCTACTATTCAAATGGATAAAACGGCCGGATACAAAAATTATAAGCTATGTAAAAACTGTAAACATTTTTTACCTACTATGTATGGCGATAAATTTGATATTGGCAGACACATGGGTAGATGTAGTTTGTATGGTAAAATCAATTTAGTAACTGGCGAAATTGAACATGAATATGCTAGTATTGTCCGTTCCATAGATAGTATGTGTGGAATAAATGGTACTCATTTTGAAGAAAATAATTTTTCTGAAATAGAAAAAAATTTGTATCCACTATAAATTTTACGCAATAAAAATTATTTTGTATTGCGTAATTAATTTAGAAACAAATTGTATAATGAATGTATTAAATGAGTAGTAGTTCAAGATCTATTGCAGCAGCAAGACAAAAAAGAGCAGGAGAACAATCACAGCAAATGAACACAAGTAGACCAGTAACATCTATTTCGTCCCAAGGTGTATTTGCACAACAATATCAACAACAAATGTTGTCTAAAAGCGTACCAGTATCTAGTAAAAATGTTAGGGTCGCACAAAACATAAATCAAGGTAATGGAGTTAAGAATAATTTAGGTGTTAATCAAAATATTCAAAATAATCAAATGGATCAATCCACTAAAATTAGTATTTCAAATGCTGTTGGATTGATTACACTAAGACTAGGCAGATTAGAAACTATTATCAATGATGTTATTGATAATGGAGGTTTTAATGCTAATAGTGATTCAAATCACCATGAAATGAATAATAATATGAAAATTGTATCCGATGAAGTTTTTGAAAATATTGTTAATAGAATCAATTTATTAGAAAGTAAAGTTATTCAAATTACTAATCATAGTGAAAAACAATCCAAGGATATTTCAGAATTAAACGTATTGTTAAGTAATCTAAATACAAATTTGGTTACATTTGTAGATGAAACGAATAACAAATTTATTGATTATGAAAACGCTTTAGCTGAACTGGAAAAAAATATTGTTATTGATCCTAATCCTAGTGAATATTTAATTAATGAAGAAATACAAACGAATGGAGAAAATTTGGTAAATGATGAAACTTTAGTAAATAGTGGTTCTGATGAAAGTAATGAAACTCAAGAACTTCACGTAGAATCTGAAAATAGTAACTAAAATAAATTTAAAAAAGTTTAAAAAAATATAATATTATAATTATTAATTATAAATGAATTATAATATTATTAATTTAACAACAAAAAATCAAAATCAAAACAGTAATAATATTAATTTAAAATTAAACGAAGATAAACTCAATGAATTGTTAAATAATTTCTGTAATATAAAATTGAATAATGAAATCGTGTTAAATTATAAGTATTTTAAAATAATCCATACTTTTATAGATAAAAATTATATTTTAAATTATATAATACGTATTATTGAAAATGTACTAGTTAAACATGAAACATTTATTATTCATGCTAATATTGAAAAATTAACATTATTGGAAATAGAAAAAAACAGAGATTTTGTACAAAATATGTCCAATGTTTTAAAAGATAAATTTCCTGATAAATTAGATATTTGTTTTATTTATGAAGGTTCATTTATATTTAAACAAATCTATAATTTGTTATCACATTTTATAGATAAAAAAACACTCAAAAAAATTAATTTTCAAGAGTAAATATGTTTATGATATATAGTTAAAGATTATATCACAATAACAATAGTATAAATAAATTATATAATGCCTAATTGGTGTTTAAATTATGCAACAATTACCTGCCCAAATAAAGAAATATATGATAAATTGGTATACGCAATATCACAAAATAAATGGTTTGAGACATTTGCACCTTTAAATTTAGATCCTGAAGTTTATGAAGATGGTTGGGATTATGATATGGCAATTGAAACATGGAGTACAAAATGGCCTGCAAATGATGTTGAACTATTAAATCAAGATGATGATACCTTTACATTAGATTTATCTTTTGGAACTGCTTGGTCTCCTCCATTAAAAGTATATAAAAGTATGAAAAAAAATTTTGATATAGAAACAACTGGTATATTTGAAGAACCAGGTTGTTGTTTTTTTGGTAAATGTGTATATTCAAAAGAATGTGAAACAGAAGATTTTTATGATATGCCTACTAACGAAGAAGAGCTTCAAGAACTACAAAAACAAATAGGGAGTGAGTTAGATGATTATATGTCTTCTACTTGGGAACAGTTAAGGGAAGATTGGGCTGAAGATGACGATGATGAGGACGATGAGGACGATGAGGATGATGAGGATGATGAGGATGATGAGGATGATGATGATGATGAGGATGATGAGGATGATGAGGATAAAGATGAAGATGAAGATGAGGATGAGGATGAGGATGTTAATACAGGCAACGCTGTATGTAGTTTAACAGATAGTATTTTTAGTTTTGATAACTTAAGTTGATTATATTCTTTCTTCGTTTTATAAGTTAAAAATTATTTTTATTGTATATTAATGAAAATAATTTTTAGTTTTTTTATTTTTTGTTTGGTTTTATTTATATATTTACACATTCAATTTCATTTAAAAACTAGTAATGATTTAGAAATTTATGAGATTGATGATGTATCTAAAGATAAATTAGAAGAAATTTGCGATTTAAGACAACCTGTATTATTAGATTATAATAATGAAAAAATAATGGAAACTACTAATTCAAAATTTATTTTAGAAAATTATCCTGCTTTTGAATTAAAAATAAGAAACATTCATGAAAATGATAAAAATAGTGAGTTATATGTAAATCTTCCGTTACATGCTTCCGTAAAATTATTCAAGGAAGACAAAAAATCTATGTATTATTCTGAAAATAATAGCGAGTTTTTAAATGAAACTGGTTTAATTAAACATTTTAAATATAATGATGAATATTTTAGGCCATTTATGGTTTCTAATATGAATTATGATATTATGATTGGAAGTAGTGATGTACATACGCCTTTTAGATATGAAGTAAATTATAGAAATTATTTTTTATGTACTGAAGGATCCGTTCAAATTAAAATGGCACCTCCTCAAAGCATAAAATATTTATATCCAGAATATGATTACGAAAATTTTGAGTTTAGATCTCCGGTAAATCCATGGAATGTACAAACAAAATATGCCGCGGATTTTGAAAAAATGAAATGTTTAGAAGTTCCATTAACAAAAGGTAAAATGATCTATATTCCTGCATATTGGTGGTACAGTATTAAATTTGTAAATAGTAATAGCACTATTTCATGTTTTAGATATAGAACTTATGTAAATAATTTAGCAATTTCGCCATATATTTTTATGCACATGCTTCAATTGCAAAATATCAAACGAGATGTAACTAAAAAAATTTCTATTGATGCTCTTAATAATCAAAAAAATGATAATGCTGATTCACAAATAGTAACTCAAGATGTTAATAATAATCACGATGGTAATAGTACGTCTAATGTTATAAATAGCACTACAAATATAGATACAGTAAATAATAGTACTACTACTATTGAATCACTTTCTTATCCGAAACCTATTATAGAAAATGAAAATTTAGGGGCTGAAATAAAATTTTAAATAATTTTTAATATTTATTTAATATATATATGTTTTCTTTGATGAAGATGTTTGGCAAAACAAAAAAAAGCAGTGTACGTAAAAGTAGAAGAAGCAAAAGTAGATCAAAGGTTGTTCGTAAAACACGCAGAAATAGAACCAGTAAAAAAGTTAAGAAAGGTGGTATGATTCCTTTTATTTAATTTTTTTATACTATAAATACATTATTATTTTCCTTTGTATTTTCCTTTATATTTTCATTTAATTTATTATACACTTCTCCTGTATAACAAGTTAATTTCTGAATTTTATTTCTACAAAAAGGGCAACATGCAATGTTTTTATTTATTAATTGTTCTGTACATTCAATACAATATTCATGTTTACAATCTAAAGATACAAATTTTGTTTTTACTATAGCTTCATAACAAATATTACATTCTATTTGTATATTATTATTCACAATATCAAAAACATCTGGATTTTCTAATTTAATTTCACAGTCTTTATAAATATTTATTTTATTAGTATTTACACCATTATTATTAACATAATTAGTTATTATTTGATTTAATATGAAACTAATTCTTATAGGTGTATTTTCATTAAATAGAATTGTATTATATTCAAAATTTGAAAACCATGAAAAATCAATATCAAATACCATCAAAATTATGTTGTTCATGATTACCTCTATACGCGAACGCATTCTAATTCTATAAAAACGACATGCTACAGATCTTAATATTTTTTTATTAACATCCGATTCATTGTAAAAATTATATAAATCTAATTCAAAATCTTGAATAGCAAATAACATAATGTTATTATGAAATGTCAAATAATGATTTTTTAAAAATAATAAATAATTATAAAAGTTTAATAATGTTTGATTATTACAGTGTGAAACATTGTGGTTATCACATTTACAAAAAGAACATTTTCTGTTATAACGATTTAATAATAGTTGATTTGTTGGTATAGTGTACATTGCATTGGGATCCATTCTTAATTTACTTTATTAATAAGGTATACTATATTATAAATAAATATATTTGTCTACTTTATAAATCAATTTTATTAATTAAATAAATCAATTAAAGAAATAACTCTATTATTAATATAAATACAAATAATTAAATATATATTAACATGGTTACATATAAAATTGTTTTAGAGAATCGTAATTATAACAATTGGAATATTTACGATTCTGATAATTTTGAAAAAAAGGATATAAATATTAATCCGCTTGAAAATAAATTATTTTCCAATGATGTCTTTACATATGATAAAGGTAAAGATAAAATAAACATAATACATTCTTCTGTGCGTAGCGGACCAGTTATTGCAGGAGTATTAATTGTAGCTGGAAATAAAACATATGGCAGGAAAAATGGTAAGTTGCTATATAAGTGTATTCCAGATGATATTAGAATACCTATATTTTTAGTACCATATGAAATAAAACATATCGGTTTTTCAAAAGTAATTACTAATTTGTATGTTACATTTTCTTTTAATGAATGGGAAGATAAACATCCATTTGGTAAATTAAGTAGTGTTATTGGACCAGAAGATGT